CGTTTGCTCCGTTCTCTGAGGAGGTCTAAGTGAAGCAGCTTTCTGATGTTCGTCGGCACCCTCGGGTGCAGACGGTGAATGATGGGCCGTCGAAGACGGTTCAGTCGGATGTTGTGCGGACGGAGATCCGTCACATTCTGGCGAAGTATCGCCAGACGGGAGTCGTGGAGCATATGCGGAACGTCGATCTTCAATTCCGTGATGTTTCGGAGTTCTCGGATTTCGCGGACCTGATGTATCAGACGAAGCAGGCGGAGAAGGCTTTCATGACGCTGCCGTCGAAGGTCCGTGAGGTGTTCAACCATGACGTCGCCGTCTGGTTGGATTGCGCCCATGATGCTGACAAGCTCAAGGCGCTGCAGCCCGAGCTGGAGGCTCTCGGGCTTGTTTTCGATACTGCGGCACCGGTGGTGGTGCCAGCAGTTCCGGCACCACCAGTGGTGCCGTAGGCCCAAGCGAAGCGCGGGAGTGTCGGGGGCGGGCCCGTTCGGCCGCCCCCTTTTCTCTTTCGGAGGCTTCATGCTGACGATGGTGGATCTTTTTTCTGGTACGGGTGGCGCGTCGAGCTCGTTCCTCGAGTGCCCCCGTTGGCGTGTTATCGCCGTTGACCTGGTTCCCAGGTCTGGTTGTATCGTCGGAGACGTTCGTTTCTTGCCGTTGAGTAGCGCGGTTACTGGCAAGATCGATTTTCTTTGGGCGTCCCCGCCCTGTACTGAGTTTTCACGCGCGGATGCGCGTATTGACCATTCGGTCAAGTGTCCGTCGGTCGAGCTGGTCTCTGCGACGTTGCGAGCTGTTGCTGAGCTTCGCCCCCGTTTTTGGATTCTCGAGAATGTCGTGGGGGCGATTCCTTTCCTTGGTATCCCGGCCCAAAAGGTGGGGCCGTGGTGTCTCTGGGGTTACTTCCCAGAGGTTTCTGTTCCGCGCTCTGAGCGCGAGTATCGGAAGACTGGTCTTCCTTCGGCCGTTGCGCGCGGGAGCGTGCCTAGAGGCCTTTCTGACGCCGTGAGGCTGTCTGTGGAGCGTCACCTTGGGGTGCGCTCGTTGCTCGATATGCAGCCGCGGAATCGGCGGCGGCGTCGAGCTGGTGGCACATAGATCTCCTTGTCTTCTATGTGCCTATTGACAACCCTATGGGGTTAGTCAATTTAGGACAGGTTTTCCTGTCTTTTTCCCTGGGAGGGATCATGGGTCGGTCGAAGATGTCTCGAGGTCGGTCGCGCCGGCAGTTCAAGAACGGTGTGGAGCGCTCGCATCCGAAGAATCGGATGTCGGGTTACTTCATGCGGGGAGGTATCCGCCTGTGAGGCGCTTTCTTACGAAGGCCGTTCAGTGGGGAGGATGGGTCCTCGCGATTCTGCAGGGCGTGTTGTCGTCCCTGCCCGGGTAGTGGCGTGTTATCACCCGTCGAGAGTTACTATCGGTCGGAAGTCCAGTGCGTTGCCTGGGCGGAAGGTTCTCGACCGGGTAAAGGTGCCGTGCGGGCATTGCCTCGGTTGCCGTTCGGATCAAGCTCGAGGCTGGGCTGTCCGGATGGTGCACGAGGGCGATATGTGTCCGCCGTCTTGGATGGTGACGCTGACGTATGCTCCTGAGAAGCTTCCGGAGTATGGGACGCTCGTCCCTCGAGACGTTCAGTTGTTCCTCAAACGCGCTCGCGCGGATTGGGGTTCGCGCATTTCGTATTACGCGTGCGGTGAGTACGGAGATCAGACACAGCGTCCGCACTACCATCTCGCTTTGTTTGGTCTGCCTTTTTTCGATCGCGATTTACACACTACTCGCAATAAGGCGCCGGTGTATCGATCGGATCAGCTCGAAGGTTGGTGGAAGCTCGGGCTCTGTGAGTTCACAGGTCTGACGTATGGTGCGGCTCGTTACGTGGCTGCCTATGTTCGGAAGAAGGTTCGCCAACGGGACGCTCCTGAGCATTACACCAGGGTGGACCCGGGGACAGGTGAGTTGGTCTCCATTGCTCGAGAGTTCGGTAGGATGTCGCGAAGACCGGCGCTTGGTCGAAAGTGGATCGAGCGTAACTGGCGTGACGTATATCCTCGGGACTTCGTGGTCATGGATGGTGTCGAGCTCAAGCCCCCTCGCTATTACGACAAGTGGATGGAGGTGAATCAGCCGTCGGTGATGATGGCGGTGAAGGAACAGCGGCTCGTCGACCTGGTGGAGATCGGGGACGAGCAGCTTATCATGAGGGAGAAGGTCCACCGGGCGAAGGTTGCCCTCTTTCAAGGGAGGTCCGCATGTTGAATTGCTTCACGGTGTACGATTCTGCGGCGAAGCGGTATCTGGAGCCGTTTTTCGCGGAGACGATCGAGGTGGCGTGCAGGATGTTCCGGTCGTTGGTGAATAAAGAGGGTCACCAGTTCGCTCGCTTTCCCGAGGACTATGTGTTGTTCCATATCGGGAAGTACTCGCAGGAATCGGGGGAGCTGGAGGGGTTTTCTGCCCCTCATTCTCTTGGAGTTGCGTTGACGTACGTCGCTCGAGGCCCGCAGCTCATGGAGGGTACGACCAATGGCTAGTCGCGTGAATGTGCCGCGCCCGTCGGGCGCCTCGAGGTATCAGGCGCCTCAGTTGCGCATGGGTCGTTCTCAGTTCGATCTGACCCATTCTCACAAGACGACTTACGAGGTCGGCTATCTGGTCCCGTATTTCCTGATGGAGGTGCTGCCGGGTGATACGGTTACGTGCCGGCTGCAGGCGTTTTCTCGGATTTTCTCGCCACTCGATGCTCCAGTGATGGATGACATTTACCAGGACATCGATTTCTGGTACGTGCCGAATCGGTTAGTGTGGGAGCACTGGGACGAGTTCCTTGGTGCGTCGGATTCCGCGGGTGCGCAGGCGACGGACTACACGATTCCGAAGTTGGCTGGTGGTACGAGTTCGGTGGCTCTGGGTTTCCCGGCCCATTACATGGGTCTTCCGCTGGGCTGTGACACGGATGTCACGGATGTTTCGGCGCTTCCTCAGCGGTGCTACAAGCTCATCTACAACGACTGGTATCGCGATCAGAACCTGATCGACAAGGTGACGCTGGTGGTGACGGATAGTTCAGAGGCGCAGCTGACAGCGTTGTACAAGAGCGCGAAGAAGCACGACTACTTCACGTCTGCTCTCCCTTATCTGCAAAAGGGTGACCCGGTCACGATTTCTCTGGGCGCGACTGCGCGTATCGCTTCGGATGCGGCGCGGAGTTCGGAGGCGGTTACGATCTGGTCTACGCCGGCGACGGCCGGGTATTTCGAGTTGGCGAATGACACCAACAAGATCGAGGTGTCCGCGAATGCGGGTGCGATCACAGAGAGCCTGTATGCGGACCTGGCGAGTGCCACGCCTATTTCGATCAATGCGCTGCGTGAAGCGGAAGCGATTCAGCGGTTGCTCGAGCGTGATGCTCGTGGCGGTACGAGGATTCCGGAGCTGATTAAGGCTCACTTCGGTGTGGATGTGCCGGACTATCGGGTTCAGCGTCCGGAGTATGTCGGAGGGGGTCGGGGGATGATTCAGATTTCCCCCGTTGCGAACACCAGCTCGACGGCTACTGAGGATCAGGGCGAGCTGCGTGGTGTTGGTACTGGCGGGCTGCAGGCGTCCTGGGCGAAGTCGTTCGTTGAGCATGGTTACGTTCTGGGTATTCTGCGTGCCCGCGGTCAGGTGTCGTACCAGCAGGGACTGGACAGGATGTGGTCGCGTTCGACGAAGTATGATTTCCTGTGGCCCGATCTCGCGAACCTGGGTGAACAGCCTATTTATAAGCGGGAGTTGTTCATCGAGAACGATGCGACTGACTCCGAAGTGTTTGGATATCAGGAGCGGTATGCTGACTACCGGTGGAAGCGTTCGCTGGTGACGGGAAAGTTTGCGTCGGATGCCAGCGGGTCGCTGGATTTCTACCATTTGGCGGAGGATTTTTCGGCGTCGCCGGGGTTGAATCAGACGTTCATCGAGGATGCTACTCCGATGTCGCGCGTGACGACGGTTGACAGTGAGCCGGATTTGATTATCGACGGCCGTTTTGATCTGCGCGTGGCTCGTGTTCTTCCTGTTCGTCCTGTTCCGTCGTTGGCTCCGCCGAGGTTCTAATGCCTATTCCCGCGTGGGTAGGTCCGGTGGCGTCCGGGATTGCTGGTTTCTTTGGTTCAGAGCGTTCGAATACGGTCAACCAGCGCGAGGCGCGTCGTAATCGTGAGTTTCAGGCCGGCGAGGCGCGTACTAATCGCGCCTTTCAGGAGCGTATGCGGAATACTGAGTATCAAGCTGCGGTTGCGGATATGCAGGCTGCTGGTGTGAATCCGGCTCTGGCTATGGCGCGAGGTGGTGCTTCGTCGCCGTCTGGTTCGATGGCTGGGGGCTCGCAAGCTGCCCCGGCGCATGACTCTGCGTCTTCTGCTATGCAGGGTATCCAGGCC